CAGAAAAACCCGCTGAAACAAAAACAACAAACCCCAAAGAAGAATCATTAGTAATCAAAACCATAGAAAAAAGAAGAAGTAAAAGGACATTATAATGAATTGTCTAGCTAGATCAAACCAATTCAACGAATTAAAATCAATTGATCCAGTAAGACAGGCAATCATGAATGTAAATATTATTAAATCACCTCTTCAGATCCAACAGGAAAAAATAGCTGAAGCCTTAAAAAACAACGCTCAAAAACCTCAATATTTAAACAACAACGATCCAAGAACTGGATTTTTATACCATCCTATTGCTCATAAAATGGGTCAGTGGTTCCAGAAAACAATTAAAAACACTGTAATTGAAAATGCAATAAACATCGCTTGGAAAGGGATGATAAAATACCGATGCGGAGGAGACAAAAAGGCAATAAGAGAAGCCAACAATAAACCAGATATAGTATATTCGTTTCCTGATCCTTTTATTAATACTTTAGATACACTCGCAAAAGAAACAATAAGAGAATTTCATACAGATAACGATCAGGAAAGAAAACAGAATATCTTGTTTAAGTGTATTGATATGTTCTCTTTTGGATTAAACGAAGATATATACTACAGAGCAAGAACAAAACTACAACTCAAAATGGCAATAGAGTATTTCATTAACAATCCTGAAGCCTTTGCTTTACTTGAATTAACTGAAGACGAACAAAGAAACGTAGGTATGTGGAACGATTACGGTAAAACAGAGTTATATGGCAATGCGAGGGAACTATGACCTGTGATGTTTCAGCTAACCTTACAGTATATACAGGGTACACTATAGGCACCTCTGGCACAATAACCGTTGATACTTATAATATATTTTATCTTGATGCAGTTGACGAGTTTACACAGATAGATCCCGGGTGTGGAACAAGAGCAACATGCAGAGCTAAAGCGTATCTTATTGCAGATTATATTGCAGCAAAAATAGGCGATCACGATGCTTTCAAGTCAGAGAAAATCGGAAGTTATTCTTATACAATTTCAGATGAGATCTCTAAATCCAATCGATCTAAATGGTATGTACGAGCAATAAAGATAATCTCAGATTGCTATAAAGGAGTTCCAATTAAGTTAAGTACCTTAGACGGAATAGAAAGAAACGACAGTGAATACTATGATTCTATAATGAAATTAGACCAGAATCCAATAGTTGATTTAAATGAATATAGGTGAACTATGAATGAATGTGCATTTATTACACATGATCAATGTGATGTATATAAGAGGAAGCAGAAAGCTGATTGGCAGAATGCAAACAGTATGATAGTAGAAGAAGTAAATGGAATGCGATGTGAGTTCAGAGCAGCGAGTAAATCCATATCAGAATTAACAGTTACAATAACACGATTACTTACTACTCAGGAGATTAGAGAGAAAACCGAAAAAAGACGAATACAGATTGGATTAGTTGTATTGGGTATCTTAGGAACTATAATTATAACATATATAGGTGTCTGTTTATGAGTATATTTGGCTTAAACAATTCAACAATATCTTTAGAGACTTTCAATAGCGTAGACTGGGCGCAAGATCCTAGTTATAATACCGCTGTAAGTTATCCTGCATACGTTGAATACAAAGCCACAGAAATGACAAACCAAACAAACGTAAGTGTGACTTCTTATGCTTTTATTATGATAAATCAAGAGATCTCATACAAGGATAGAATAACCTTAGCCGATGGAATGGCAAGAAACCCTATAAAAGTAAATAAGCTAACATATCCAGGTGGCTTGTTTTCACATTCAGAGGTATATTTATGATCTTCGGTGAAGCGTCTTTAATTGCAAGTCTCAAAGCATCAGAAAAGAAACTAATCTCAGATGCAAAAACAGGTATGAATAAATCCACTGGAGAAATTCAGGCTGAATCTGTTAAAGATACACCTAGAGATTCAGGAGATCTGAGAAAGAGATCATATACAAGTAAAGCAGAATTTGACGGCAAAGATGTTATAGGTAACGTAGGTTATGAATCTCCCGAATCGAAATTTACCAGAGATGGATACGCTATCTACGTGCATGAAATGACAGGAAATAAACATGATATAGGTAAAGCCAAATTCTTAGAAGATGTAGTTAAAAAATCAGGTGATATGTTTCTAAAAACCTTACAACAGGAGATGAGATTTTGAGCGTAGTAGAAGACATTGTAACTTATCTTCAGACATCAGGAATAGGTACAAAAAACACAGATATCTTTGGATACTCTATGCCGGAAACCCCTAATAATTGTATTGTGGTTTATCCCACAGGTGGATATCCCAGGGACAAAGCAGGGTTTATAGAATATCCGACAATTATGATACATGTTAGAAACGAATTGGCGAGTACAGCAGAATCTAAAATAAATGCAATTTTAGAAGCTTTGCATAGAGTGGTGAATACGACAATGAACGGAACACGATATCTAAGTGTTTATGCTCGCGATGAAGGTGTGAGTCTTGGTAAAGATGATCAGCAGAGAAGCACATGGTCGGTAAACTTTGAAATTACAGTTTAAGGAGAAAAAATGACAGAATACTACAACAAAGATATAACATTAGCATACGAAGATGGTAGCTCAAATGTTAGTATAGGAGAAGTAAAAGCGATCACTCCGCCAGCGCCAACATCAGCGGACCTTGAGACTACTACCTTTAGCACAAGCGATTACAGAACACATATGCAGGGGTTAAAGGATCTCGCACCTATGACATTCACCGTGAACTTTGATAGCAGTAACAACACAACAAACTATCACTCTGCAATGATCACATTGTTTGGAACGGGGGCAGATACTAAATTCACTATTACATTCCCAGATGATGCAACCTTTGTATTCTATGGATATGTGGCAAATTACACCATCGCAACCGCAATCGGAGAAGTATATACTGCTGATATTACATTACAGCCTACTAATACTACTGATCCTGTATTTACGGCGGCAACCTGATGGAAATTGAATTAGATGAACTCAGAGAGATTAAATTCACTACTAAATCTCTTTTAGATTTACAGAAATCAGGCATAAGAGTCCCAACAGATTTAAGTGGCGGTATAAGTTATTCACAGTTGATTTCTTTGCTTTATTATGGTTTAAAATATACTGGAGATCCTGTTAGATTAAATCAGGCCGAAGCCCTGGTGGAAGAATATGGATATGTATTTATCGCTCCGATAGTTGACGCTGCAATAATGGAAACATTAATTGGATCTAAAAATCTGAAAGAGGAAGTCGATACAAAAAACGAGTAGAAGAAATTGATTATAACGAATTAATAAACAACGCTGTAATTAATTTCAATTTAACTTATGATGAAGTATACAGTTTAACTGCATCTGAGTTAATGAATCGTCAAAAAGGGATAAAAATTCAGAACGAAAGAGAAAACTACAGGTCTGCAATGATAACCGCGTACAACTACAATATAAACTTAGCGATACTCAAATCATCAACAAAAGGAGTCAAAGCCGAACCTATTGACATATTTGATCTTTACAACTTTGAATATATACAGAAACCAAAGAAACACGAACAATCCCAAGACGAAATAAAAGAAAACTGTAAATTGTTCTGTAAAATGATGGGAGGTGAAATCAAATGAGTTTAAACGTAGGTACGCTTGTAGCCAATCTTACAATGAGTACAGTGGGATTTACTACAGGATTAGCTAAAGCACAAATAGCTACTAAAAAAGGTGTAAATACTATAGGGGGGACTTTATCTAAATTAAAAGTCCCTATTTTAGCAGTTGGTGCTGCTCTTGCAGGAATAGGGGTTGTAGCTATAAACGCCGCAATGGATTTTGAGAAAGCTTTTACTGAAGTATTTACCTTACTTCCAGGGAGATCTGCGGAATTCTATGATGAAATGACGGCACAAGCGCGAAACTTCGCTAAAGAATATGGTGTAACTTTAGAAGATTTATCTAACGCAACTTATCAGGCTATAAGTGCTGGTGTTGCGCCTGAAAACGTGTTTGATTTCCTTAGAATCGCACAGAAAGCTGCTGTAGGTGGGGTCACTGATCTTAATACTGCGGTAATGGGTTTATCTTCTGTTATTAATGCGTATAAATCAGAATCCGTTGACGCAAACAAAGTCTCAAACGTAATGTTTACTACTGTTAAATTAGGTATAACTACCTTTGAAGCTTTGTCAAGCTCTTTATTTAACGTAATTCCAACCGCCGCTGAAGTAGGTGTATCTATTGAAGAAATAGGCGCTGCAATGTCTACAATGACCTCTCAGGGTGTTCCCACTAAGATAGCTACTACTCAGTTAAGACAAATGTTTGTCGAGCTTAATAAAGAGACACAAGTAGGAGCAAAGAACTTCAAAAGGTTATCTGGTGTATCTTTCAAAGATTTCTTGACAGAGGGGGGATCAGTTGCAGAAGCTCTAAAGATGTTATCAGATGATGCCGAAGCAAACAATAAATCATTAATGGATATGTTTGGATCGGTTGAAGCAGGTAACGCCGCTTTATCTTTATCTGGTAGAAATGTAGAAAAGTATCAGAGTGATCTAGCTGAAATGATGAACGCATCCGGAGCAGTCGATGAAGCATTCAATACAATGGAAAAAACATTCGCAAGAAGAATGGAAAAACTAAATGCAAAGGTAGCTGGATCGATGGTGGATTTAGGCAATGCTTTAATCCCAATTGTCGAAACTACAATAGGCGCAATAGAATCTGTTCATGAAACTTACAATAATAAAATGGATGAGATTTTAGCTAGAAATAACCGATCAACAGAAGATTATTTAGAAAATAATAAAAAGATTGTAAATAAAATGGAGCCAATATGGGCCACCATATGGGATAAAATAATCGAAACCATTGCTAATAAACAAGGGAGAATGTTATCAATAAATAATCTTTTTGCAGATGTAATTTTAGGTAATTGGGATAATTTAGGTGAAGACATTCATGATATAATGATGATTCATTGGACTTCATTATTAGATTTATTTGGTGTTAATTATTTTGACTTTATGATGATGGGTGTTAATTTCTTTGACTCATTTAATAGCTTAGTTACTCAAGGCTTAAATTTCACCATAGGTTTATACGAAGGCGCTATAAACGGCATTATTTCCGCATATAATGCAATAACCAGTATCTCAAATGATATGTTTGGTACTAACTTTCAACAAAAAGAAGAAATATCGATTACAAGATTAGAAGCCCCCAAAATAGAAGTAGACTATGAAAGTTTAGCTGCATCAGGTATAATGTCAGAAGAGGCACTTGAACGAAAAAAGAAAGGTGAAGAATTAGCTGCATTAATGGAAGAAAAAACCCAAAAAACATCAAGTGTTACTAGTGATGCATATCAAGAACAAGTTAGTGCATTATTAAGTGGTACAGATACAACATCAACATCAACATCAACAAAAACAGGATTTGCTTTACTTTTAGAACAACTTGAATCAGGCGCAGCAATAACTACATTAAGTGACGAACAGATGGATTTCTTCAAAGCACAAGCAACCCAAACAACAAGCGCACCTTATATGACAGAAGCAGGCGGAACTATTAATTTAGATAAACCAAGTGCAGAAGCATTAGCAGCGCAAAACCTGATTGCAAGCCATACAGTATACCAAACAATAACAATAAACGGAGATGTGCCTGATCCAGGTACAGTATTAAGAGAAGCGAGACTTCAGGCAAAACAACAATATAATCAAAGTATGGGATCAGGTGCATAATGAAAGTATTTTTATGTAACACTAACGGAGAAAGTTTAGAAATAAATACTAATTATTCTTCTACATTCCGTTTAAACCAGGATCTAACAGGAATTGAATCAACAAGTTATTCCCATTCTTCAGAACAAAGTCCGTTTCAGGATGGATTACAGTATTACGACACATACGCAAACGCCAGAGAAATATCTTTTTCTTTCTTAATACAGGCTACGAGTTATTCAGATATGTGGCTTACTAGCAAAAGACGAGATATAATAAGAGTCCTTAACGCTAAAAACGGTTTATTAACGTTTAGATTAGAACTTGATGACGGCACTCAATATGATATAAACGGATCAATACAGGGAACACCAACTATAAAATCAGCAGGCTATAAACCAAAAGACGCTATATGCAATATAGATTTGATTTGTTTTGATCCTTGGTTCAGAAACGCAAACAAAAATATGAATATATTATCTTTATCTACAGGTGGATTTACTTTACCGTTTAGTTTGCCTTTAAACCTTGGAACATACGGATACGATACAATAACAAATAATGGAGATGTAGCTTCGTCTGTTTTAATTACTATAAACGGCCCCGCCACAAATCCAACAATAGAAAACGAAACAACTGGAGAAAAAATAGATATAACTAAAGCTATAGTAGTAGGAGAAAAAATAGTGATAGACACAGATGTAAACACTCCTTTTGTAAAGTATATTGAAACAGATGGAACGGAGTCTGTTTTATTTAACGCGGTTGATATAGATTCAGAATTCTTTCAGCTTCAACCAGGATCAAACGTAATTAAATTACTAGATACTGAAGATCTTACAGGATCTACGTTTATATTTAGTTGGTTTGATAAATATTCAGGAGTGTAAATGACAAAAACAATGTATGATGCTGTAAACGGCACAGAATATACTACTATAGTTGCAAATGTAACTACTGTAGCAACTACAATAAATTTAACTGATGTAGATGTATTGCCTTCAGCCACCAATATTTTACATTTATATAAAGTAGATTCAGATGGAATAATTACTGATTGGGAACGATGTAAATTTACTGCAATAGTAGATCCTAGTGTTACAATATCACGATCTGGAGATGAACATTCGAGCAGTGACAACGGAAATGCAATTGCGTTTAGTTCAGGTGATCGAGTTGCCAGATTTATTTCAGGGTGGGATTTGAATGCTCTGAATGAGAATGTTGCAGAAAATACAATAGAAATTGCAACAAAGATAGGCACATCCGACACAAAAACACTAACAAACAAAACAATAGATGCAGATTCTAATACTATTTCTAATATAGGATCTTCTGAAGTCAGTTCAAATTTAATTACGGGTCAAGACGCTTTAGGTGAAACTGTAGATGATGCAGATTATTTGCTTTTATATGATACTTCAGGTAATAGTTTGAAAAAAGTATTAATTAGTAATCTTCCACCAGGAGGAGATGTAGCAACAGATGCAATCTGGGATGCAAAAGGCGACATGGCCATGGGAACTGGAGCTGATACTGCACAGAAGTTGACTGTTGGGGCAAATGGAACGGTTTTAACAGCTGATAGCACTGAAACTACTGGAACTAAATGG